ATCTCACCACCAAAGTCACAGCCGACAAGTTAGGCAAGATGTGGAAAGACGAAGGTAAACCCATGGACAGCGAGCAAATAGCCTTGATCTTAGATCAGGCTGGTGTCAGTAAGGTTGTGATTGCATCAACGTTTGATGCAGCAAACGCACCAGTGCCGTCGTGGATTAGAACTCCTGCTGCTGAACCTGCTGCTGAACCTGCTGCAACTAGTAAATCTACAGCAGCTACAGCTGGAATTGGGCAGAAGTTTACTAAAGCAAAGCAAACACCAATTTCTAATGCACCGGCTGCACTTGATCTGTCTTCTATGAATCCGGCGCAACTATTATCTAAACTACAAAAAACACTATCACCTGAGTCATTTAATGAATTAGCTACATTAATGCTCAAATCAAAAATGTCAGGAATGAATAAACCAAAATGATTTTAAATGAAGGCGGTAACGTATTCAAAGACACAGCTGGTAATGCACTTACCAAGCGTATCAATCAAGCTGATGTCATGCCCACAGCACAATGGCTAGAACAGATCACTGGCCTTGATCTCACAACAGATCGAGACCCGCGTGATGGTAAACCCGTCAAGTGGTTAGGCTCAACTGGTCGTAAGGCCGATTCGGGCGACCTAGACATGAGTGTGGATGCTGGCGAAATGAGCAAAGATCAGTTGGTCGCAGTATTGTCTCAATGGGCCAAAAGTAAAGGTGTTGATCCTGCCAAGTACGTTAAAAAATCAGGTACGGCTGTACACTTCTTTACTGCCATCAACGGCAATCCAAAGAATGGGTTTGTACAAACAGATTTTATGTTCAGCAACAAACCTGCTTGGACACAGTTTGTATTAAGTAGCGATCCACGCAGCAAGTACAAAGGCGCATTACGCAACATCATGATGAACTCAATGGCCAAGGCCATGGGTTACAAACTGAATCAGAATGACGGTATCATGAATCGTGCCACCAACGAGTTGATCACAGATGATCCTGCTCGAGTAGCACAGATGCTGTTGAATCCCAATGCCACCCCTGCTGACTTGTACAGTGTAGAAGCTATCTTAAAGGCCTTGGAAGCTGATCCAAAACGTGCTGCTAAAATCGCTGATTTTAAAGCACACATGGATCGTGAAGGCATACAGTTCGACGAAGGCATTTACGAGAACACAGAATTATATACTGAATACAACGAAGTCAGCTTTATGGCACGCTTGCGTGATCGTATTGTGAATCAAGGCATGCAGGTCATTGTGGAAGGCGTGCGTATTGAGCACCCCGAAGACATGATATTTGACCAGCGTCCCAGTGCAGGTCTCAAGCAAGCACTAGATGGTATTGTGGCTGCTGCTCGTAATCCCAGCGAAACCACAGTCAAGTGGGACGGCAAGCCAGCTATTATATTTGGACGCAAACCCACAGGTGAGTTTGTATTAACTGACAAGTCAGGATTTGGAGCCAAGGGCTACGACGGACTTGCCACAAGCCCAGAACAGATCGCACAAATCATGAACATGCGTGGCGGCGAACGAGGGGAACTTGTTGCTCTTTATCAACGACTATTTCCCTTGCTTCGTCGTGCAGTGCCTGAAGATTTCCGTGGCTATGTTCAAGGTGACCTGTTGTACAGCGAAACGCCTGAACTAAAGGGCGACAACTATGTGTTCACACCCAACACGGTGACATATACTGTCCCAGCCAACACAGACTTAGGCCAAAAGATTAGTCAAAGCACCGCGGCAGTGGCCATCCATACTGCATTGGCAGCACCAGGAGCTACACCTACTCCTATTCGTGCTGCTGCCTTGGAACCCAGTCCAGGATTGTTAATCTTGGATCCCAGCCTAAAAGAGCCACGTGAGATTAAGCTTGATGCTGCCACAGTCAAAGATGCCAACAGCTTGCTCACAAAATACGGTGCAGCAATGGATCAGTTGTTTAATCCTGCTGAACTGCGAACACGTAAGATCAGCGACTTTCCTGCCTTGATCAAAACCTACATCAACAGTCGTGTACGCAGCGGCAGTTATGATAACCTGGTTGGTGGTTTTGGTAAGTGGGTTCAAGAAAAAGCACCTGCTAAAGCACCGCGTATCTTTGAATGGGCAACTGAAAACAAGCAAGCAGTAGCAGCCCTGTTTCAAGCTTTCTTGGAAATATCCAGCCTTAAAAATCAAGTGGTACGCCAGTTAGATGCACAAGCACACGATGTCCGGGCCAGCATCAATAACGAACCTGGACACGAAGGATATGTGGGACAAGGCATGAAGTTTGTGGATCGCATGCGTTTTAGTGCTGCAAACTTTGCCAAAAACAATCCCGAATTGAGTTAGGTACAGACCGATTTCTGTCTTTTGGTATAAATAAGTGCAGGGACGAAATTGTCCCACTTAACCAAGGAGCTTTAAAATGGCATATTTTCCACCAGCAAATGGCGATGCACAACCGGTATTTGCATTAGACATCAACAACGGCGCCCAGACAGGCGACATCTCGTCAGCTGCATTAGTGCAGATGGCAGGTCCTAAGTTAGACTACTTCAAAGTTATCGTTCAGAACGGTAGCAACCAAGCAGTTGACATTACCAACCAGTTGGGCAACGTAACAGCCGGTGTTTTCACACCAGGTGTTGTTGTTCAAATCAATCAAGCTATTCAGCGCACAGCCACAATCGCTATGTATCAAGTTGAAGCTGACTCAAGTGGTCAGATCAGCTACGGTATCTACCCAAGTGGTGCTTGGACTGCTGCTACTCTTGACGCAGCTCTAAAAGCATTGGGCAACGTTCAGATCACAGCCAGCAACGGTACAGTGACAGGCGTTAACGTGTCGGGTACAGACGTTACTGACGCAGGTTTCAAACTAGCCTAATAGCCAGTTTTGTTACACAAATAGCCCCGGATTTATTTCGGGGCTTTCTTTTGACCATTAAATACCTATACTATGCAAACAATTCCCTTATGGCCTGTATTGCTGTATGATTTTCAATGGCCTGAACACACACAATATCGAGATGAACTTGTCCGAGTCTGTTATGATCTTGAAGCCAAAAAACACGTCAGCAACGTTGCACCTGATGCCAAGCGCGGACTTTACGAAAGTGGGTTTGACTTTGTAACCACAGAATCGCCAGCTGTGTTGGCATTTAGTCATTGGGTTAAAGGTTGTTTCTTTCGAGCTGCTGCCGCAGCCAACAAACAGTATTGGCCAGCAGGGATAAATGTCAATGTAGAGATACACGAATCCTGGTGTCATATAACCAGAGACGGTGGCTACCACGACATGCATGCACACCCCAATAGTTCTTGGTCTGCCATCTACTACTTAGACACAGGCGACATGGGCAAGGATCCCAAGAACGGGGTCAATAGATTTTACAATCCCAACAACAGCATGTACCTAGATGCCGGCACTGCTTGGACTACTGCTAACACCAGTATTGATTTCCAGGGCGAACCTGGAATGATGGTGGTTTTCCCCAGCTGGGTCAATCATTCTGCCACAACCTATCGTGGCATGAAAGATCGTATAGTAATTGCATTAAACTGCAAAATAACACGGGCCGATATGTCGCAAGTATCGATATCAATATGACCATACGGATAAAATGCACCACTCGGTTTGACATCACAGAAACTGGCATACGCAATCGCACTTTCAGATCCAACATGCCATTTACAGACAAGACTGGAAAAACAATCACAACTCAGAGTGAATGGCAACGTGCTAGAAACCAAGAATGTAATTGGGAAACTGTAAATCAAGTGATCAGCTTGCGTACTTTGCCTGAGCGTATATCTGTACCAGTACATGATTCTGCAACCGCCACTTGGTCTTTTGAGTTTGATGTTGTTGACCCTGGATCTATTTCCTACAATTCTGATCCAGTTGGCTATCTAGTGGGAGATTGCGACGGGGTTCCTATGCTGACTGGCTTAGGCGAAGCTGTTGAAACCGCTGCTTTTTTATCCAGTCAAGGTCCCAGTGCCAACATTTGGTTTGATGTGGTTCGGCAAATAAACGATAAATAATCTGTCTAAGGATACATTATGGTTGACACAACCGACATTGAAAAGAAAAGTTTAGAAGCACATGTAGAATTGTGTGCAGAACGCTATCGCTTTCTTGAGAATAAATTAGAAACAGTAGAAGCAACAATTAGTAATGTCAATGACATGGTTGCAGATATACGTACTATGATGGACGAAGTAGTCAGCAAACGCAACGATCAGCTGATTAAATGGGGCACAGCTATTATCGGTGTATTAGTAGGTGCAATTGGTTATCTGTTAATGCACTATGTGATCCGATGAAACAAGATACTGTTTTAACGCAGTTAGAAAAGCTAGTAAAAGAAGATTTTGAGCAGATTAAAGATAATTTAATATTCTGCGACAACAATCAATACCATGTGTTTGACACTTATATAATAACAAAGAATTCCTCCGGAACATTTGATGTTGTAAAACGTCGTTACGATCCCAAGACTTTCAGTTCTTTGCGCATTGCTTTCAGTTGGTGTATTGCTGATAAGTATCAACAGATCAACTTGGCTTTTCGTTTGATAAACTTAGACAAAGAAAAACTACGCATGTCCAATGACATTGCTGTACGACAGTCTTTGCTGAAAACCATTAGTAACGTAGAGCGCAAAGAAGTTGCGCACCTTAAGCTAACGACCAAAAAAACCACAATAGACACAGTAGAAAAACAATTAACTAAATGTGTCAATTTGGCTAAATACTGGCAAATACAAGGATTCAACCGCGATGAAACTGCACGAACTAGACGCACTCAAACAACAAGATAAAGCAGCACAAGTATTGGAACAACGATTGGGACAGACCGTTTCGTTCAACAATCTTACTCTGCGTGAATCACGTCACATGCTGCTGCGTGTACGTGGGCTAATCAATGAGCACAGAGCTAGTGCTGCATCACATTCAAGCGAGCGTGATCCAGCTTATCTCAAACTGCTCATGCTTGAATCTGGACTGAAAGGTCGACTAAAAGAAGTTGCTCCTGTCGTGCCAGGACAAGCACCTGCTGCACCAGGACAAGGCGCTGCTATTCCAGTAGATTCAAAAGATCCCAAAGTTCAAGCTGCAATGAAAAAATCGCAAGCCGGACAAACATTAAACCCAGACGAACAAAAGCTAGTAGGTGCTGTTGCTGCCAGTGCAATGCAAAAAGAATCAATCAGAGCACGTCGTAGACTGCGCGAAAGCGAAATCCAACAAGCTCAGGTTGTACTAGCTGCACAAGACATGGTTGATCAGGTACAAAAGATGTTGGAACAGATTTCAGCCATGCAGTTTAAAGACTTACCAGCCTTGACAGATTCAATCAAGAACGACATGGGCGTTGATCAAGCCACTGCTTATCAATCAGCTGCCGCCGCTGCACTTACACAGTTGTTGGCCGGTGTGCAACAAGGTAAGACAGCACTAGAGGGCGCACAAGGAACATTGACAGGTACTGCTCCGGTTGTGCCAGGCGCCGAACCTGCTGCTCCTGCTGCAGATATGGGTGCTGATTTAAATGCTGAACCTGCTGCTGACATTGATGTAGACGTGGATGCCGAAGTTGCTCCTGCAGGCGAAGAAGAGCCAACACCGTTGGGTGCTCCAGAGGCTTTGGGACGTGAGCGTCGTGTTGCAGAAGCTGCCAAAAAAGGCCGGCCTGATTTCTTGGACTTAGACAAAGATGGCAACAAAAAAGAGCCAATGAAGAAGGCTGCTGCTGACAAAAAGAAAAATCCTTTTGCCAAGAAAACCAATTAATGCGACTTGACGAATTTGATGTATCTACACAAAGCACAACAGAACTGGCTGCATTAAGCCAGTTTTTGTTGGCACGTGCTCAAGATACAGATGCACAAAAGAAAATATCTATTGCTGCATTTCTTGAATTGGCCAACAACATCGGTGTCAGCTTAACTGACTCCCAACTGCGCAATCTAGCTCAGCAAGCTCCGCTAAATGAATTGATTGCTGATGTCACTGACCGTGAAGTCATATTCAAAGGTGCAGTCGAAGATGCACCAAACATGACTGTGGATCAAGCCCGCGCCACTGTTGACACAATGGCCAAGCGGGCACTAAACAAAAAAGGACTTTAAAATGTTAGAAACAATTTTCTGGTTATTACTAGGTGCTTTTGTTGGTTGGAACTTTCCACAACCTGATTTTGCCAAAGCCATTCAATCCAAGATAATGGGTTTCTTCAAGAAATCGTGAACCTTGTTTATATTCACGGTGCCAGTGCCACCGGGGATAGCTTTAACTACATTCGGCACCACCTCAATCACCCTGACGAAATTGTCATAGAGTACGATAGCCAGAATGGCTTTGATCATAATCTCAACGACATGAAGGGCATTGTAGCCACAGTTGACAAAATTGTGTTTGTGTGCCACAGCCTGGGTGGCATATACGCTCTACATCTAGCCGATGCTTTTCCAAAAAACGTGTTGGGTGCAGTCACATTGAGTTCTCCTTACGGCGGTGCAGAGAATGCCGATTATGCCAAATATTTTTTACCGTTCAGCAGACTGTTACGTGATATTGGTCCTAATAGTGC